TGGTGCTTTTCACCTTGCCGTCCTGCGTCCGCTGAAGCTGCTCAGCCCATTTGCCTCCATCGTCGGTGTCAGGGTCCGGCTCCCGGCCCATGCCCTCAAATTCCTTCATGGCCTGTTCGTGCTGTTCCCGGTTAAGGGTGGCAACGGTGGCCTTGTCGGTCACGGCCAGATCACACATAGCCTTGTAGGATGGGAGCTTGACAACGGGAGTGTCCGGCGCTGCGCTGTCGTCCTTTTCTCCGAACTTGTGTAGCCGCACCAAATCAAAGGCGTTCACCAGCCTGCCGCTGCACGGGTCCGTAGCATGATGCGAGTAGAGGAATTTGCCGTTGTCATAGATGATAGCGCCGCCGGTGGTGCTGCCGCCCAGATAGGTGAAGCGGTCAGGGTCGCCGTCCACGGGGTCATAGATTTTCGGCAAGAAGGCGTCCATAGCGGCCAGCACGTCATAGGTCCGGCAGAAGGCACCGACGACGCCGTTTTTCTCCGTGGGGTCGCCCTGCTTCATTG